TCAATGCCTACAGGATTGCCAACTTCATCGCTAATTATCTTACCACGACGTTTGTGTCGCTGAAGTGTTTCCATGCTAAGGCGTATACGCTCAATAGACTGCTCAGATGCCAAGCGTCGTTCCTCCATAATCTTTTCAGTTTCGGACAGTTTAATTCGCATTTGCTCAAGTTCCAGCTTTTGAATCTCAAGAATGTGCTGCATCTGGCTGCTTTCCTGCTTGATGAGCGCTTTGTCAGCTTCAGTTTGAGCGCCGGTCTGAACTTTTAACATGTCAACTTCAACAGCTGACTGTTTGACTTGCACTTCTTGCTGTTGGATAGCAATTTGCTGCATGGCCATATACTCAGCAGATTGTTGCTTTTGAATTGCAAGTTGAGCTTCCAACTGGTCGCGTTGAGCTTTGAGTTGCTGATTTTGCACTTCAATTTGGTTTTTAACTTGTCGGTCTTGTGCTTCCATTTGAGCAGTCTGAAGCCGAGCTTGTGCCTCAATCTGAGCAATCTGCAAGCGTCCTTGGACTTCAAGCATCGTGGGGTCGGGTGGTGGAGGTTGTTTAGCAGCCTCTTCCTTGGCTCGTGCGATTTCGCCAATTTGCTTGAGGGCTTTTGTAAAAATGCCATCTAGCTCTTTGCCGCCTTTGAATCGCCGAATCATGTTTTGGAAAAGGCTAATGCTAAACTCGGCAAGTGGTGGGTATTGATCAACAAGACCTCGCATTTGGTCAAAGAACGCACCAGCGGTTTGTATCAGTGCTGTGCCTTCCTGTTGTTGTTGCTGTTGATCGATCGCAACCATTGAATCGGAAGCGATTTGTATACGGTAGCAGCGTTTCTTGCTATCGCGCAGAATCTCAATAATTTCTGCCTCAACTTTTTCAATTTCAGCTTCAGGATTGCCAGGCATTTGTGCTTCCATGCCTTCTGGCATTTCTGGCATACCTTCTGGTTCCTCAACCGGCTCACCACCAAACGGCATTTCTGGCTGTGGTGCTTCCATGCCCATTGGTTGTGGCATTGGTGCCGGCGGTTGTGATGGGAGTGTTTCTGCTATAAGTCTGTCGGCGTCTGCTACATCAAGGATTGTCTCTTCGTCAAATTGCTCAGCGATGATTGTACCCAGGTGCATAATTGCATCCGAGACAAACTTCGTGAATTGATTTTGTCGAACAATTAACCCCATTGACGACCATTGGTTTTCCAATCTATTGGCCGTAGCTGACTTGTACTGCTCCGATGTGCCTCGAAGTAGGTCAGATACCTTTAGGGTTTCATAAAGCTGCTGTAGCGCATTCTGGCGGTTCTGCTGAAGAATGTTGAGTACGTTTGCAAACTGCTCGACCGGGGCAAACTCGATAGACCCTTGTAGTCCACCTCGGCCACGGTTAGACGGCCAGTTGTCGACCGGTAAGCCTTTTAAGTCATCCTCAAACAACTGTTGGAGCGTAAGCCCCATAGCTGAGTCAAAAACAAAGTTAGCTCGAACTGCCTGTGTCATGGCATGGATTCGAGTAGTTAGTCGCTCAACCTCAAGGATTTGGTCTTTAACGTGCGTGTAATCTGAAACTGGAATTACGGAGTCTGGGTCAGTGGATTGACGGATTACACTGCATGGATAAAACCGCTCAAACTTAATTGGCGGTTCCGACTCCTCAATGATGATTTTTTCGTAGTTAGCTTGAAGCCAATAAACCTTGTTTGTTGCTTCGCACCAGATTTCCCAAACCTCTGCTTTACCTTCAAGTTTTTCGTTTTTCTGGGTTACATCACGGCGGGATAGCTCAGGAAAGCTGTCGTAGTGCAGTTTGTCTGCTATTTCCAATCCAAATCGTTCTTCGACCTGGTAACGGTCAAGAAACGCTCGCTTGGCCTGCCATTCAATTTCACTTTCGTTGCGAGCATCTGAACAGCGGTAGTCGTTATACTGAACGACTTCAAGTACGGCTTTTTCGTCGACTTTTTGTTCAACCTCAACCGATACCAGCAGAATGTTGCCACCGGCTTCCTTTGCGTTGGTAATGTCGCCGTCAAACGGCTGACCATCGGCGGTAAACATTGAGCCTGACGGGTCACGGATAATAGCTATCTCTTGGAATACCTTTTCAAACTTAGGCACATAACGCGCCCATAGTACGGCTTGACCTGTTAAGAGAAACTGAAGTGCTGCGTTGTAGCCCACTTTGTCAAAATCAAAGTGAGTGTCCATGGAATACTGAGTGTTTCGCTCAATGACGACACTGCCTAATTCGTAGGGGATTCCACCAGCTCGCTTGCGCAGGTTTACTTCTGCTTTTGGTGTTGAACTATAAAACGCTGGTAGAAGTGTATTGACGCAGTACCACCATACGTTCAAACGGCGTTGTGCATCTTTCAAACTCTCGATTTGTTTTAGTGCATTGTAAACGCGAATAGATTCTTCGGCTGCACGAACAAACTTTTCGTGTCTTTTTTCGGCTTCAAGGATTTGTGTTTTCCACCAGCGAGGCGAATACTTTTTAACGGAATTAGCTGGCAATTTTATTTTCATATCTGGGTACGCGCCTGTCGTGCTCTCATTTTAGCAATATAACTTTGAACTTTAACTAACCCTCTACCAACTACATCTTGCGGTTGTTCCCATTTGGAATCAATTAACCGAGCTTTGCAGAGGTAGCGTAAAGCGTCTACGGCATGGTCGTTGCCGGTAGTGTCTAAGTCCTCTGGTGAGCGTTTGTCTATCGTCATGGATGGTAAAGTTTCCAATAGGTATGGGCAACTAGCAAAGATGTACAGTAACGGCGGGTCAGACACTAGCCGTTGTCGAACCTGAGCCCAACCTGATATGCGGTCATTGTCGGCTGCGCGAAACGAAGGGTGTTTGTATTTGGAGAATACAGCAGTGAATTGGTCGTTAATGCTTGGTCCACCTTCATGACTAAAAATGGATGGGTCAGCTACTGCTATTGCATTTTCTCCCACAGAAACTGAGGCAATTCGGTTAGCTTGTTCGACGTTATCAACTCCTTTTCCCCACATTTCCCGATAGATAACAATAGCTCCTTTTGGATACGGTACCTCGTTACCTCGGTCATCACGTCCAGAACTAACAGCGCCCCAGACGGCAGCAAAAGGACTCCGATAACCCCAATCATAGCCCAAATAACGGGGCCAATGCTTTGGTATGTTGAAAGGAGCAACAATATGTTTAGAACTAAACTCTGGAAAATAACTGCCTTCATGTATTTCAAAGTCTCCTTCAAGCCATGCTCTTACCAGTTCTGGCGAGCCTACCATGTGCAATCGGTTGATGTATTCTGGATCTCGGGCAAGTAAGATTTGGTTGTCAGTTACGCGGCTAGGTATGTAAATGTAGTCGAAGCCGGCTCCATTAGGTAAATCCTTTCGCAAAACCTTCATGCCTTTTGAGGCCGGTTTTATGAACAGTTCTTTAAGCCAGCTATGCCCTATACCACCAGGGTTAAAAGTAAGAATGATTTGACCGCCTCCCTTGCCTCGTAGCGCTCCAAATAGCTTCCAGATACAGCTTGGGTCATGGTAGTTACCCGCTTCTTCTATGGCGCAATCTGAGTTCTTGTTGATGAGGCCGCAATCTGATATATAATGATTAGCTTCTTCAACCGTTAAATCAGTAACTAATTGAGTACCAACGTATGTCATTACCATCTTTCCAAAAACAACATCCTCAGCGAGATAAAACGCCTTGCCGCTATAAGGATGCACCCACCACTCTGAGTGCTCAGGGTTATGTTTTTGAATGGTGCCCAACTCATCCTCGTTCAATGTACGGGACAATTCAGCAGCACCGTCTTGTAATGGAAGTTTACCTTGGCCGTTTTCTACAGCCTGGGGAGAATGTTCATCACATAAATCACGACAAGACTGACAATCGCATTGAGAATTTGCAGTTGTTTGCTTCTTGGTCGGAACATTTAAAGGAGCATCACAAAGCGTGGAGAGCGAACCCAAAACTGGTTGAAAAAGTGCGTCAAGCTGCTCAAAACCCTGCCATATCTTTTGCTTTATTAGGCATGAGTCCGGCAACTGTTCGCAAGATTTGCCAGGAGCATGACATTCAGTGGAAACGGCGTGGGAACAACGTGCGAGCTTACGAACTAACCGAACAGTCGGTGCGTGAAGCGTTACAGGGACGGACAACGAATCAAGCTGCTGCGTATTTAGGGTGTCATCCAATGACTCTATACAATAAGTTTTCTTATCTTCTTTCCAAGAGAACCAAGCCTGGTGCTTTAGACCCTTATATGCGGGAAATATACGATCTACGTTACAAGCAGATAGTGCCCATCGCAGAGATTGCTGGTCGATATGGCGTTTCTGAGACGTGTGTTGCAAGGAGTTTGCAGAGATGGAAGAAACTCCGTGTGCCGTCAAAACAGGGTGCCAAATGGGATTTCTCTGCGCCCCCACCACGTTGCCGTCCTGGTCCAAAACCTGGCTCTCGACGCAAGGGGCTAAGTAAGGCGTAGTAAGATTTTTTACTTTTCGTGGCCCTAATAAGGTTGCCACCATATCGCCTATTTGAATAGCTTCTATCGGCTTAAATGACCCGTCTGCCATTCGGATACGAGTGCCAACAGCTACGCATAAATTTTGCCCCTGGTATTTTTCAGCATCAGAATCATTAGCTAGCGGCCTAAAGCGAAGTCTGCCCCCGTTTACAAAAGTAAACTGTTTTTTCTGATCCTGCCAATGAGCTTTTAGGGGTAGGTAAATCTGTTTCGCTCGCTCAATAAGGTCGTCTGCTTGAGGTAATTCTTTACGGAAAAATATGGCATTAAAGTGAGGTCCAAGTTGCTCTTGTTTAACGGCAAACTTGCCTAACACCCCATCAGTTTTACCACCACCACGAGCACCACCATAGCCGATTAAGGTAATAGGACACGCTACTAAAGCCTCTTGAGGGCCAGGTTGCGGAGCCCATACAACCTGCTCATCAGCGTTATACTCACTCACCAGGCCAACTCCCGCCACTAATCATAACCATATTGCCAGTGTAAATACGCTCTACATTACAACTAGGGTTTTGACAGACAAAATATGGCCCACTATAGCCAGCAAACAGGCTTACATAAGGCTCATCATCTTGGCCTACCTTTACCGTACTAACATGATTACAAACTGGGCAGCGTTTGCTGTTTTGTTCTTCGGGCTTTTCCTTATGCTCTATTCCCATACCCTTCTATAGTCCTCCTCGTTAACCTTAACCTTACTGGCCTGTAAATACTCCCTACACCGCTTGGAGCCACAATTAAACCAAGTCTTGTTAGTAACTATCACTCCAACATAGCCACAATAATTGCAGCGATAATACCTAATCCTCTCCGTTGCCGGTAAGGTATTTTTGGACAAACTCTTCTTTCGTGAGCGGCTTGGCACTAACCACACTCCTTATCTCACCCGTTATCTCAAGCGTTTGCTGCTCACTCCAGCCTAATTTTGTCTTTAACAAATGAAGCAACACAGGTGTATTCCCATTCATAGCCTCAGCTATTGCTACACTCGCTAGCCCCTTCTGCATCTCGCTCTGACCCTCCAAAAACGCCTCAGAATAGTATTTATCCAACAGGTAAGGGGTAATCCTAGCCGCTAACGCAGCGCTGCTCTTGGACAGTCCTAGCCGCCCCAAATCGCGTATCTGTAAAGCTAACTGCTCATCCCGCTGGTGCTCCCTAGTCTGCGGAACCTCCCGCATAATCGGAGGCAATACCTCAATTTCCGGCTCCAAATTTTTGGCCAACTCAGCCTCGCCAACTTCCTGTTTTAAATCATCACCGCTCATAAAAACTTAGCCCCACTAGGTAAAACATAGTTTGAACTTATATACCGGAATTTTATATGGGTAGTGAGATGTAGAAGTAACCGGTACCCCCTCAGTTTTCGAATTGGTTTTGTTTTTGGAATCTGTAGTTGTGGAATCCACCTGTAAACCCTTGGAATCATTCTGGAATCTTACCTACCTAGAAATAGAAAACTAGTTAGGTAAACCAATAGCATAGGTAACTACGCAATATCATTAAGTAATTGCATGAAGTCATCAGCGCTAAGCCCGCTTACCTGCTGTAATGCCACCATCTCACACAGGTGGTAGACCCGCTTTGTGCGCTCACGATACCGTAATGACTCTTCACTGATGCCAATATGCTTAGCCATGTTCGCTCGAGACATCCCCAGTATCTTACGCACGGCTTGATATAGATTACCTCTTGGCGAAGGCAGAGTATGGTAATGTCCTACCCTGATTCGTGCATTAGGTCTCTTATGCAAGGCCTTCCTAAATGTTTGGTTCGCAGTAAGCCACACGTTCGCAGAGTACTCGCTGAGTGCTTAGTCGTGCAAGTATTATCGCTAACCTATTGATTACTGGTAGTGCTGAAAATATTTCTGTGTTTATTTCGATTCTACTGTTTACAGCACTGCATCTATAGTGCATAATACTTTATACAGTAGTTAATAACGAGCGAGGAATATATGAGAGATTACAGCAAGGCTAACTATCAAGATGCTAACATTCAAACCCGGCTCGTTGTGTTAGCAATTAATTACACTAGCTACAGGTTCCCGAAGCACTCGGGCTGGTTCTGCCGCGATAGCTTTTCTCGCAGAATGCTTAGTTGGCTTGGGGTATCTGCCGTAGACGTAAATCTACGATGCCGCAACTAGTGTGATTACAGTGGGCTTTACGGAGCCCACGATAATCGCACTAATGCGAGTTATGAGAGGAATATATGAAGCTCAAAGAGATACAAGAAAAATATGCGTTTATAGCAACTATAAGCAAAAGCAACTCCAGCTATGGCAACTATGCTGTAAGGCTAAAAATGCCAGTAAATCATATTGAGTTTTTTTTCAGGTTATCTGAGATAGCACGATTTTTAGATGCGCATGTAAAGGATTTACGTTCTGGCAATTGTTTATAATCGGGAATAACCCCAAGTAGCGAGGATATATGAAAAAACAAAACATTCAATGGTGCATCGATCAAGTAATAACCTGGACCGATGAGAATCCTAGTATCAGCTGGGGTGATATATGGGCGTCACTCGCTGAGTGCCTTGAGGTTAGCGAAATAGCCAAGGCCGATAGAATTAAGATTAAGCAAGCTTTATCAGTGATGGATTACCTATGACCAGATTCGACCGCATCTTGAGCATAGCAGCGCCGCTGGTTAGTGGCATTGTAGGCATAATCTGTTTAGTAACAAGGTAGGATATATGAAAGCGACAAAAATACATGGTTCACCGATAGTGGCTGCATTAAGAGCCGATTTACAACGTAGCGGTAAATTAAAAAGTTGTACTCGTGTGTGGTGTGAAGATGGTTCGCTTCACCTTGTCACTGGCTATGAAACAAGAGGATTGAAAGACCCTTGTTTTGACACTGTAGTTGGTTACTGGGTAATCCCCGAAGGAGAAAGCTACCTTTCCAAGAATTGCAAAGAGATTATCACCAGACCATTTAGCGTGTAACCCCTAAAACCCCCAAGGTTGCATTTTCCCTTGTAGCCTTGGGGTATCCCTACCCCGCCCCATTATCGTTTAACCTTGGGCATCCTGGGGCGGTTTAAAGGCATCATAGGTTAGCTACTCAGGTAAATCATCGTAATTTACACCAATAGCTAATAATTCAAGCTTGAATTTCTCTTGAGGTAATAACCTACCTAGATCTAGGTCTTTAGTATTACTCTTACCTAGATCTATTTTATTTATATTTAGATCTAGGTCTTTAGATCTAGGTAATATAGATCTAGGTAGTTGCTCATTTTGAGCACCTTCATTCTTCTCATTTTGCAGTAAT